GTACCGTGGATGTTATAAAGTGGACTACTTGATCCTTAAAAAAGTCGCTTATGGATTGAGGATTATCAATCATTGCTGAACTATTTGAATCATCAGGATCATGGTCTGGATTAGCTATCTCTACTTTATAACCATAAACTGACGCAAACGCATCCTCTACTCTTTTTTGAGAACCTGTTGGAATATTAATTGTCATTAGCTCGAAGCTCCTCCTATAACTGCAAAATTTACCACTGTGCCACCATTACCAGATGCAGCACTTGCGTGGACATTAGATAATACAATGTCAAAAGTCCCTGCACCCACATCATCTACAAATGCCAACAATGTTCCAGCATCCTGATCATCCGAGACATTGACAATGACGACATCAGTGGCAGCTACGACTGAATTGGTAACGGTGAATGTAGCTTCTGCACCGGCTGCAAGGTCCACAGATGCCAAGGTGATTTGCCCACTGTTCGTGTTGAGGGTTACTCCAGTGCCGTGGTTTGTAGCTTGGGTCACAGTTCCACCATCGGTTAGCGTGAATGTACTATTTGCAGTTACCGCACTCAGCAAGGACACGGTAGCCAAACCTCCACCATTGAGAGTTAGTGCTGAAGCCGAGGATTCAATAGCTGTACTTCCCCGCATCCGTAGGTAGCCAGAGGCTCCACTGGTTGCGATATCCACGAACCCACCATTTTCATGGGTGATTGTTACAGATGGACCTGTTGTGGCAGACAGAAATGGAGTTGTTCCTACTGTACTTCCTACACCAAGCAGCAAGTCATCAGCAGAATCATCTAATGCTATATAGAAGTCGGTGGCGTTTCCGTCAAATAGTAGGGTAGTATCCTCTGCACCAGCGTCCCCAATGGTTAATACTGGAGTCGTTCCAGTAACCTTCAAGGCACCAGCTACAGTTAAAGCACCATCCATTAGGGATGCTCCAGCAGCTACCCACAAGGCGTAGTTGTTTGTTCCCTCAGTGGGTGCAGCAATGACCTTAAGAGAACTAGCGTTAGTAACAGTGCTACCAGCGCCTTTTGTGATCTGAGGCTCATTGACTAATACTTGGACAACGTCGGTAATTGTTTCAGAGGCTGCTACAGTGTTTATTGAATTGGAAAAGTAGCTTCCAACATTGAAGGTCGTGTCGCCGGATACACCAACAATGGTGCCATCTATCCAGAGTCCTGCGGTGTGACTACCAGCACCCCCAGATGTGAACGTACCAGTTGTTCTTGTCTGGGCATAATTGAGACCTGCACCACCAACAGCGTGGGGTCCAGTTCCAGATACTGTAAGGTCACCCGCTAGGGTTACATCCTCTGTACCGTCACCTGTAACAGTAATTGCAGGGTTAGTGCCTACAGTTGATCCAAGACCAATGATAAGGTCATCTGCGGAATCGTCTAAACCAAGGTAAAAGTCTTTGGCATTCCCGTCGAATATGACAGCGGTATCTTCTGCCGTAGCATCCCCCACTGTAACAGTAGGGACTTTAAGCTGTACTTCAGAAGCATCGCCATTTATAGAGATGATCGTGTTTGATCCAAGGGTACTTCCTGTACCGATTACAAGATCATCGGCGGAGTCGTCAAGACCTACATGAAAGTCGAGAGCATTTCCATCAAACAGTACCTGTGTGTCTTCAGCGGTTCCATCACCTACAGTCACAGTGGGTACCTTTAACTGGACCTCAGAAGCATCACCATTGATCGAGATAAGTGTATTGCTTCCTAGTGTGCTACCTGTACCAATTACAAGATCGTCTGCTGAATCATCTAAACCTACATGGAAATCGAGCGCATTGCCGTCGAATAATACTTGGGTATCTTCGGCAGTACCATCTCCCACGGTAACTGTGGGTACTTTCAATTCAATACCAGTAGCATCACCATTTATTGAAACAAGGGTATTTGATCCTGCAGTGGTGCCTGTACCTATAACTAGATCGTCAGCAGAGTCATCAAGGGCAACATGGAAATCTAAAGCATTTCCATCAAAGGCGAGCATGGTGTCTTCCGCACCAGCATCGCCAATGGTTATAGTTGGGGTTGTCCCAGCAAAGATGGGATCTTGGTGGAATGTGACAACTTGGTTCTCATCGACAGAAATTGCTGGAGTGGTTCCAAGTGTTGAACCTAAGCCAATTACTAAATCATCAGCTGAATCGTCTAGTCCTATATAGAAGTCTTGAGCATTGCCGTCAAAAACGATGGCTGTGTCTTCAGCTCCAGCGTCACCAATTGTAAGGGTTGGAGTTGTTCCTGCGAAAATTGGATCTTGATGGAAGGTCACAACCTGATCTGAATTAATAGATATTGCAGGTGTTGTGCCTAATGATGACCCTGATCCAATTACAAGGTCATCAGCAGAATCATCAAGTCCGATGTGGAAGTCTTGGGCATTTCCATCAAACAGGATAGCTGCATCCTCAGCACCTGCATCCCCAACAGTAAGCAAGGGTGTTGTTCCTGATATCAATACATCAGATTGAATATTAAGAACTCCAGAACCGGCTGCTATAACTGCGTTAGTCTGATCATGAGTGAGCCTTAGATAATCTGAGGTAGTCCCAGAATCAGCACTATGGATATAAAGTGTGGGGTTCGTTTGACTACCGATAGCCCAATTGGTAGTCATATCTGCCTTCTCCATAACGGAAAAGACGTTTCCAGTTCCTAGTCCTATAACGAAGGAATCAACACCTTGAGTAGTTTCCCACTCCATTTGAACATCTTGACTAGAGCCAAATGTTAAGGGAACATCATCAAGTGATCCCCAGCGTCCACCTGATCGATCAACACTGCCTGAATAGATATTATCGAACTCAGCATTCTGATCTGAAGATGTAAGGATCTCGTTAGTGACCCAGGTCTTAACTCGGTTTGCCATTCTCTTCTTTCTTTACAAATCGTCCAGTTGACAGATCCAAATCGTGGGTCTCTATAGCAACATTATGTGCACTACAGAGTCCCTCAATATAATCATTGAGTTGTTGGTTAAGAGAAGCAAAGTTAGCTTGAGCTGCAGCAGTTTGGAACCGCAAGTCATAAACCTTGAGTGCTTCTTGTTTAGAAAGTTCTAATTTAGTTTTGGGCATTAGGTTATATTCCTCGTTGCAAGACTTGAACCATTTGATGCAATAACAACAATAGTTGCTGAATCTGGCTTAAAGTAAATTGCATTACTTCCCGCTGCCGGAGAGCTTTCAGTACCATCTCCAATAAATATTTCACCTACAGCCATATCGGCTAAAGCAGGTGCAGACGCTACTACCTCCTTGATACCCCAAACCTCTTCTACTCTACTCATATAGTTAGATAGTGATAGTTGGAATCCAGGTCTAGGCATTTAAAACAAATCCTTTATTAATGATACCGCGTGAGCGTGTATTAAACTGTGAGGTGTCAGATATTCTGTGTTTAATTTTACGAAACCGTCGGCGCATTCCAATCTCTTCACGAGTAGGTGCAGTTCCAATACCTAGAGCAGTCACGTCCAATTTACTGACATCCAATACGAAAGCAGCTTCTGTTAATGAAAGATCAAATGACTCACTAATACTTAAGGAATCGTCTATGTATGCACCATAAGTCGCTTTGGGTACACCACTTGCAATAAACAATGCAGTGATTCGTCGAGATCTTTTCAAAGCCTCTTCACCTAACTTGGCTGACTCTCTTTGAGTTTCAAAGTAAGCTGCAATGGGTGATCCCACATCGTCGTCACCAGTCTGCTCAAAGAGTTTTCCTGCTGCTGCAGCCGAACCGATATAGATCTTATTCTCGCCACTTTCTTTGACTACACCGCTTCCACCCATTGTCACACCATCACCACGACTTACCCAGAAACTCCCGAACCTTGATTCTGATCCAGTTGACTGAGAATTAATTTCACCAGGATAATAAGAAATCATCAAGTCCTGTGTAGTGGATGTTCCTCGATGCACATACATCTGTATACATTCTAGATTGGGATTCCAGATACCGTGTACATTAGTATATTGACCTTTGTTGAGGCTTCTTATAGTGTCAGGAATCTTTACCAAAGACGGATTAAAAACGTTGAATCCATCAGGGGACCAAATTAGTCCCTGATCACTCCACCAGAATAATCCGTGGCGACACTTCACAATAGACCGATGTGATGTGCAGCCAATCTCGTAACTGGAGAATGGCAGTGTCATTCTCTTCTCATCAAACCCTGCTATATGGTGGAAGCTACGCTCGGCAAATATAACAAGGTTATTACGGAACGACATCAAACCAGTGATATCATTCTCAGCATCCAACGTGATGATAATCTCGTTGTCTGCATCCCATGTTTCAACATCTTCAGGATTACTCCAGCGAACTCTTCCTTTGTCGTGACCTGCACCAAATAGGAATCTATTGAACGGTTCAATGTATTTGAAGTTGGGCATATTAGAAACGTTTGCCCAAGTTGTACCATTAGCTGATCGCCGTTCTTCAGCTCCATTCACAAAGATGTCAATGTTACCAAGATTAGTATCGTCAAAACGTGCCCAGTCTGGACCTGTTGAGCTAGTCAAACTACCGTCTACTGATGTACCTGCAAGGTCTCTGATTGATGTGGATGTTGTGAAATAATTATCAGCCACCCCATCAAACACAGAAGTGATAGCCTCACTCTGTGGGGTAGACTTTGCGGTGAGACCATTACGCTTGATTAACCCTCCACTCTTGTGGATATCGGGAAGGTAATTACTTACATCGGATAGTTCATTGGGAAGAATCAATTCATCTGATTTGGCGTTGTTTAACCCCCCTCGTAGATCTAGGAAGTCACTACGGTAGGGTGTACCCTGACGCGCTATCTGGAGTGGCATTAGGTTGCCCTCCCTGATCTAGCTAAATCAACAAGCATTCCTGCTTCCATCCGTTCATAGCGTGTATAAGCAGGGTCATCATCACGTAATACTTCTAACATAGCCCCATATATAGGGAGCATCACATACTTGTGATCTATATCTAGTGTATCCCCATCAGATTCTAAATCTGCGGGAAGCCTCCAATAAAGCATTTCAATGGAAGGTGTAACCCCACTGGTTACTGAGGGCCACAGTTGACCTCTGCGTCGCCATACTGACCCATTACCGCTAACGAAACCTCGGATCTCAACAGCTTTAGTTGGTCCAGAGGGTGCATCTCTTAGTTCTTCGTAGAGCCACCTAGAGACTTCCTCAACGACATAGATTGGTTTGGTATGAGTTCTATCATAAAAACTAATCCAGTGATCGTAGTCATTAGGGAAGTCAATGTTTTGAGAACCCGCTGTAACAATTAAGTTCGATGGACCAGGGGAAGTTGTAGAGTTAGTTGATGTACGCCACATATCAAAACGCATAGTCTTGCCATCTGCTACGAGGCCCAATTCCCTGCCTAATTGTGAAGCTCTAGCAGGGAGTCTTTGAGTATACTGATTCACCTGTCTGGTAATCTCAGTATCTGTAATAGACGTATTACTCGCATCAGTCTCGCCGAAACGCCTTCGGATCTCGTCATGGATGTTAGCCAATGTCAGGATAGTTGGCATTAAGTTCCAAAAACTCCTAACTTAATATTAGCTGTGCTTCCACTAGCATTGGTGATAGTTAATGCAGTAACACTAGTTCCAAATAGGCAGTGAGCCTTGTCTGCATCCAGTGTGATGGTTGTATCCGCACCATTGTGCTCGTAGCTGATTACTTGATCACTCTCAATGTAGAGCACATCAATCGTAGTGATATTGGATGGAAGGATGCTGCTATCCGATACTC